CTTTTAATCTTAGTCCGTCTGGTCAAATTGCTAGTGTAATTCCTGGAGTATTTCCAGATATTGCTGATGCGGCAAATATTAATAAAATAGCATCCGAAGCCGGCATAGCGGCCCCATTTAGTCCTACCGGAGTTTTTGGTCAACTTACTGCTGGATTGAGTTCTGGGTTTGGATCATTTAGCGCAATAACCGGGGCAGTAACGGCAGCTCAAGGGCAAGTTAACAATATCATGGGTAGTGCCCTTGGAGTTGCAAACTCTGTTGGATCTATAGGACAAAATGCGTTAAGCACCCTAAATCCTGCTAGTGTGGGATTAGGATCAATAGAAAGTAATATGACTAATATTGCCAATATTGCGCAAAATGCTACTAAAGCAACCGCCGAGTTATCGCAATCAGTAACTGCTCAGTTTAATAGTCTACAACAAGGTCCTATTGCTAAATTAATGCAAAGCACCAATTCAACTGGGGAAGCCTAATGGCCGAACAAACAAGATCAAGTAATACTGTTATTAGTAGTCCGGGTCCGTACTTAGCTAGGATTGTAAACCACCTCGATTCTACTTATATGGGAACAGTGGAAGTTGTCTTGATTAGAAACGTAACAGGAGATCCAGCGGTAGAATCAGCTAGTATTCCTGTAAGATATTGTAGTCCTTTTATGGGTGCGTCTTCACAAAAATTTGAAGGAAATAATTCATCTAACTTTGATGATGTGCAGAAAAGCTATGGCATGTGGATGGTCCCTCCAGACATCGGCACATCAGTTATGGTTATGTTTATTGATGGAGACATTAACCAAGGATTTTGGTTTGGATGTGTACAAGATCAATATCAAAATCATATGATACCTGGATTAGCAGCCAGCCGATATTCTGCTATGACGCCTGATGAAAAAACAAAATATGGTACAGATCTTGTGCCTGTTGCAGAGTTTCATAAAAAGAGTCGAGATTTGTCAATCCCTAATCCCGATACTTTAACAAAACCAGTGCATCCATTTGCTGAAAGATTATTACAGCAGGGATTGTTAACAGACACTATTCGCGGAGTAACATCAAGTAGTGCTCGCAGAGAAGTTCCGAGTCGAGTATTTGGAATTTCGACCCCCGGACCAGTTGATGAAAATTCTCCTAAAAAACAAGCAGGCTTTGAAAGAGGGGGGAAATTATTTCAACTTCCTGTTAGTAGAGTTGGTGGAACTCAATTTGTTATGGATGACGGGGATGAAAAAGGCGAAAATGAATTAGTACGTATTCGCACACGCACCGGTCATCAAATATTAATGCATAACTCTTCTGACCTAATCTATATTGCTAATTCAAAAGGCACAGCGTGGATAGAATTAACAAGCAATGGAAAGATTGATGTGTATGCTCAAGATAGCGTGTCAATACATTCAGAGCAAGATTTTAACTTTAAGGCAGATAAGGATATTAACCTTGAGGCTGGTAGAAATATGAACATATCAGTCGGTGGAGCCTACCACCTTGATACTGTTGGCGATTTTATTGTTAACTCTGCAAAAAGTGGATTTATGACTTTTGGTAGCAACTTAGATATCAAGGTAGGATCGATTACACATTTTGAATCAGACGGTGAACTGCACATGAAAGGCTCAAACGTATATGTTGGTAGCCCGGGAACAATACATATTAAAGGTGATGGCACTATCTACATCGATACCAAAGCTGACCTAAACGAAAATGTAGCACAAGCATGGAAACTCACAGCTAAGACCGGTGTTAATATAAAATCCGGCGGCACTAGCAAATGGACATCAACTGGGGATGTTGGTATTGGTGGTAAGAATCTTGTTATTGCCGGCGACAAAGTTAATATCAATGGACCTAAGCCTCCTACAGCAGAAGGCGCTAATCCGGCCAATCCTCCTGATCCTGCTGTACCAGCTGAAACACTTCCTACGTTCAGTCTACCAAACAGAGATGCAAATGAAGGCTGGGCAAATAAAAAATTCTACAAAGCATCAGATATTGTTTCTATTATGAAACGTGTTCCAACACACGAACCTTGGGACCAGCACGAAGATGTTAATCCAGATCAGTTTGCACCAGATGCAACCGACACGCAAAACTCCTCAGGTGAACAGGCCGCAAAACAGCCAAGCGTTGAATATAAAGTTCCACCGGCTACCGCAGGCACTCCCCCAGCAAAAACAGGCAACGTTGAAGAAGATAATGTTGCGGCATTCCTATGGATGATTCGTGTTTGTGAAGGAACAAGCGGGCCTACAGGGTACACTACAATGTTTACTGGTAAACAGTTTGCGAGCTTTGCTGACCATCCGCGCCAAGCTATTACTGCCGGCGTCAATGGCAAGGGATTAACTTCCACTGCCGCAGGTGCATACCAATTCTTATCGTCAACCTGGGATGCTTGTAAAAAAGCTCTCAGCCTACCGGACTTTAGTCCAGCAAGTCAGGACAAGGCGTGTATTTTATTATTAAAACAAGCAAGAGCCTTAGACGCTGTTAAGTCTGGTGACTTTACAAATGCTATTAAACGCACCAACAAGATATGGGCCAGCTTACCCGGAAGTCCTTATAACCAGCATCCTAAGGATATGGGAACAGCCCTTGCCTACTATAAACAAGGTGGAGGAACCCAAGTCGCGTAACTGGGTAAATATATCATGACCTATAAAAATCTTGTTATCACTCCTAGTAATGTTAGCGGACAAGCGAGCGTTCAACAAAGTCAATTTTACAAAGGTTTCAGCACAATTGATGAAACAAGTCAGACTTCTAAGATTTATGATTTTGCCTTGATAGAGCAGGATATTATCAATATGTTTCAAACTAAACAGGGAGAAAGAGTTATGAATCCTGAGTTTGGAACTGTGATTTGGAGCCTAATTTACGAACCATTTACTGAAAATGTAAAGCAACTTATCAGCGAAGATGTTACTCGTATCCTTAACTATGACCCTAGAGTTGTCCCTACACAGATTAATATTACAGAAGCAGAATACGGCATGATTATTGACTGTACGCTGTTTTACGTTAATCAAAATATGACTCAGCAAATGAAATTATCGTTTGATAAAGAACTTGGCATAGTTTCACAACAATAATATACCCACTTAATTTTTTTCATAAATATGTTATCTAGGATATAGAATAGCATATGATACCGTCAACAAAATCGCAATTATTAGTCGCCGAAGATTGGACTAAAATCTATCAAAGTTTCCGTAATGCGGATTTTCAAAGTTACGACTTTGACACACTACGTCGTACAATGATCACGTACTTACGTGAAACCTATCCAGAGGAATTTAATGACTATATTGATTCAAGCGAATATATCGCTCTCATTGATCTTATTGCTTATCTTGGCCAAAATCTAAGTTTTCGTATTGACCTAAATGCTCGTGAAAATTTCCTAGAAACTGCACAACGTAAAGATTCTGTGCTACGCCTAGCACAATTAATCAGCTACAATCCTAAACGAAATATTCCATCCAGCGGAATGCTTAAAATTTCCGCTATATCGACAACTGAAGATGTTATTGATACCAACGGAACAAATTTATCTAATCAAGTCATTGGGTGGAACGACTCTACAAATAATAATTGGTATCAACAATTTATCAGTATATTAAATTCGGCAATGCCTGGTTCGGCAGTGTTTAGCCGCCCGAACGACTCTGCAACAATTAACGGTATTCAAACACAACAATATCTTATTAATAACCAAGGTGCTGACCTTCCAATTTATAGTTTAAGTCGGTCTATTAATGGTACAGGGATGACATTTGAAATTGCCGGCGCAACATTTTCCAGCAAAAATTATATATATGAACAAACTCCGGTACCCGGTGGTGCGTTTAGTTATGTGTTTCAAAATGATAATCAAGGAGCGGGCTCTGCTAATTCAGGATTCTTTGTGCATTTCCGGCAAGGAAGTATTGCATCGAGTGGTTTCACAATTACTAATCCGGTCGCTAATGAAATTGTTGGAATTAATGCCAGTGGCATTAATGATTCCGATGTATGGCTATGGCAACTTGATGCTAACGGAAACTACAGTAAATTATGGACCAAGGTTGAGGCACTGGTTGGCAACAATGTAATTTACAATAATATTTCTAATAACATTAGAACGGTGTACACAGTTACATCAAGAAACAACGATCAAATTGATCTAAACTTTGCTGACGGCTCCTTTGGTGATTTACCTAAAGGCGATTTCCGCCTATTCTATCGTCAAAGCAACGGACAAACATATACCATTACTCCTGACCAATTGTCGGGTATTAATATTGTAATTCCCTACACCAATAAGGCGGGAGCAGGACATCAATTAACTTTGACATTAAGTCTTCAATATACTGTTACAAATAGTAGCGGCCCAGAGACAATAGCCAACATTAAAAATAAAGCGCCGCAGACATATTACATACAGAATAGAATGGTCACAGCTGAAGATTATAATATCGCTCCGCTGACCGCCGCTAACAATGTTCTTAAAGTATCTAGCGTTAACAGAATTTCTAGCGGCATTTCAAAATATTTTGAATTAAGCGACATCAGTGGAAAATATTCTAGTACAGATATTTTTGCTAAAGATGGAATGTTATATAAAGAATCTAAATTGCCAAGTTTTGAATTTAAGTTTACATCTCGTAACGAAGTCTACGCTGCCTTAAAAAATAAACTTGAACCTGTCATTGCTACTAATAGTTTTAAGAATTTCTATTATGACAGATATCCTCGCCCTAATTTTAGTTACTTAAATTATAACTGGAAACTAGTTACAAAAAAAGTTGACCAAACAACAGGATATTTTCAAAATCTAAACACTACTCCTTCTACTCCTGTACAAACAGGATATTTTAGTAGCACAGATGCTCAGTATATCACAGCAGGTGCATTGATAAAATTTGTTGCTCCAGTAAAAGGG